CTGAGCTCCACGGTGCGTGTTTATGCGACGAACTACAATGTGCTCAGAGTGATGTCGGGTATGGGGGGTCTCGCATACTCCAATTAAACACGGTATGCGAGAGCATACTATGTGGATTATATTTATTCAATTATAATTATATTATTTATACATTAATGATATAATAATGTAATAAAACTTAGTTTAAAAAATGAGTATAAAAATACTAAAAAAGAAAAATAAAAAATATTCAGGTGTGTAAAATTTGAATATTTTTTATATGCATTTTATGGCAGGATGGAACCGTGTAGGGGGGTTGTAGGATAAGGTCCTAGAAAAGGGCAACAATGTAATATTACAGTTAATCTAACTGATGGGTATTGTTCTCATCATCAAAGAAACCTTGAATATTAAACCATTCTGGGAACGTCTAATATATACAAAATGGAGGAAAATCTAAACATTATTGAAAACTTTGGAAATATCTTTATTTTAGTATGAGTTTAAAGGGTTTTTTAAAATAAACTAACATAGAACTATATGGAAAAAATAACATCTCCTAAACAGAACCAACTGCTACAGAACCTTCTTCAGAGTCTTGTGAATGAAGTAATTGATAATTCAAATGTAATTGTATCAAATGTTTCAACTGAAATCGCGCCCTCATTTTTACCGACGACTCTTGATATCTCTAACAATAAATTAACATCAAACATATTGGTCAACCATAAAGAGACCTGCAGTAAAGTTAAAAGTCACAATGAAGAAGATGAGAATATTTTAGGTAAAAATACGTTGATATATAGTGAAATTTATGCTCACGAAAAACCTTTAAATAAAATGGTAGACAAGTTAATATCAGCTCAACCTACCCAAGATGAATTGAAAAAGGACTTTGATGACATGGTGCAAAAATTAAAGGTAGTAAATCCGAAGATTAAAACCGAGGATGACCCCAGTAGACCAAATTTAAAACTAAGACAAGATACACAAACTAATGATGTAAAATGTTTTAATGATGTGCAACCTTTCAATTATCAGTTTGCAGACGGTCTAAGCGATTCTAGAAATGAATTAATGCACCCTTTTAATAAAATTAAAGTTCACAAGACATATGATAAAAATCGCACATATCTAGTATTTAATGATGGATTTCGTTCAAACCTCCAAATATGTGTTTTTAAAACACGTTATGGAAAACATGTTTATGTTAATAACACAGTCATTCCACTCAGTGTTTTCCTA